CCATTTGATTGTAGTACAGCGCCTGAAGCTCCTCCAACATTCCATTGATAAGTTGATCCTGGGGTGTTTGTAACAAAGTATTGTTCGCCTATAGCACTAGCACACACTGTGTCTGCATTGGTGGTTATTTGTGCTTGTGTTTGTAGTCCAAGTAAGACTAATAATAATAATAATACTTTTTTCATAATTTTATTTTTGTTTTATTAAAGTTTTGTAAGCCATACTCTAGCTCTTAAGTTATTGTTATGGTCTTTGATAATTGTTTTTACTTTCATCTTAATACCATCATTTTGTACGACTCTAAATTTACATTGTGTAAACTGATTATCTGGTATTCTATCTACTAATTTAAAAGTATTTGGTTGATTTGTCGGAACCATGGTACCACTTCTACAAAAGCTAAACTCACCGGTAATTGGATTCATTCTAGATACTTTAAAACTAGTACCATCAAAATGCCAACGCTGTATATTTGGTAATGCCTCTGCCTTTTTATACGGTCCTACTAAAAAGTTAGAAGCTCCCCATGTACCAGCTACCCATTGAATAGCTACCCTTTCCCAAACACCTGTTAGGGCTAGCTTTGTTACATAGTTCTCTTCGTTTTCAAAGTCTAAATCTCTCTTTACTTCAAATCCACGTGTATAATTCTCCTCTAAAGGAGCTGTGTCTGGTTTCTTGCATCCTACTAATGCAACTGTCATTATTAATAATAATATTTTTTTCATTGTTATTTTGTTTTGGTTTTAAAAAATCAAGGCTCTTTTCGACTCCAATCAAATGCTGACATAGTTCTTCTTCGCATATAAATTGATAGGAATTGATAATAGTTCAAGCAAGAAACTATAAAAATCACTTTCCTTGATTATTTATTTTCATCTATATTAAAAATATCTTGGTCTTCAGTTGCCATATGTTTTTGAATAACTTGCTTTACAAAGGTTCTTTCTGAATCTGATCCTCCTGATGCATCAAAGAATGGTAACACTGCTACTTGGGTAGTTTCTGCTAAATCAAATCCATCTGATAATAATTCACACATTCTAACTGTCATACGAGTTGATATCATTGTGGATAGTTTACCTTCTTCAGATCTCCATTCTTTTCTAGTTACATCTGCAATATCTGCAACCGATCGTAATAGTTCATCAGACAAATTCTGGTATCTGTTACCTAACAATGATAATTCTTGTTCTAAACTTAAAATATCTACTTCAATAATTTCAAATCGATCCATCAAAGCTCTATCTAATACTCTAGTAGAAGTATATTCCGTACCAATATTAGCCGTTGCTATAAATGAAACCCCTTTAGCTACATTAATTACAGGAGAGTCAAATGATTCGTCTAATCTCAAATATCTTTGTTCCTCATCCAACACAGTCATTAATATATTCCATGCTTCTGGATGTGCTCTCGATAACTCATCTAATAAAATAATTGCATTCTCAGTTTCTAGTGCCTTAACAAACGGAGACTTATCAAACAATGTCTCACCATCTTTAAAATGGGTATTACCAATTAGAGTTGATCTAGGATCTTGAGTAGCACCCAAATTAAAATAAAAGAATGGTTGATTGGTTGCTTCTGGTAATGACTTTGCTGCTTGAGTTTTACCACAACCTGCAGGTCCTACCATCATTATATTTTTACCTCGAACTACCGATCTAATTAAATACTTCCATTTAGTATCTGACATTTCTAAGTTAGCTGGCTTAATTGATGGTGCATTTTTAATAAATGCAATTACCGGATCATTGTCTTTAATTTTTGCCTTTGGGACATCAACTGTAGTTTCTGAAGTTACGTTAGATAATTCAATACGTTTACCTCTTCCAGTATCTTCATTAAATTCTAATCCTTGACCATTTTCATATGCTTTCTTGATCATATCTGGTCTAAACAAATGTGTAATATGTTTACCATCAAATGTAAAGACAACTAAATTTCCATCTAACTCTTTAATACTTCCTTGAATCTTTTCTTTCATAGCTTTAATTTAATAATTATACTAATAATATAGTTAAAAAATTGCAACTATCCAAGAAAAATTTAAATTATTTTAAAGGATATAATCCTTCTAATAATTGCATCATATATACATTTATTAAATGATGTTTGTATTCAAGAGTTTCATCTAAATGCATTATTTTAGTAATATATTTACATATAGGACTATTTGGTTCAGTGGTTATAGCATCACTTTTAATATATAGATCTGATACTCTTTCGGCACCATTTTCCTTAAATGCCGATATAATTACTTGTTTGCTTATATATCTTTTATGAAATCCCATAACTTTTTATTTTTTATAACGATGTATCGGGATACCAATCATCCCACACATCTGGTTCTACCATTTTTTGCATGACCAATACCCTGCTGTTGTTTTATCTTTCTTCTGATGGCATTTATGTCTAGCTCGGAAAGACTTTCTGGCTTTAGGATTATTCTTTCGTATACGCATTGTTTTTTGTCCAGCTTTCTTTGCTGAAGTTCCTCCGTGTCCAAAGTTAACTTTAATTACATTGCCTTTAGGATTTTTTACATATACTTTAAACTTTTTAACGTCGCCACGCGTTGGTTTATTTAATGTAACTTTACGTCCTTTATATTCTGCTTCGGTTAATGATTCTCCAAGTACTCCTTCTCGTATATCTTTCATCATTGATAATCCACAAGCTTCGCAAATTGTTGTTTCTTCCATATTATAATTCCTGTCTTATTCCTAGTTTAGGTAACATTGTTCTCCAACGCTTTAATATTATTTCTTTTTGTTCGGCAGTCATGGTGCCATTGTTAACCCATATATCTAAATAAGTATTAACTACTAATGCAAAAGGCTTACGCTCTTTCTTTGCTCTAGTATATAATCCTTGTATCATTGCCGGCTGTTCTTTTTGTAACAAGAAATATTGATATTTATCAATCTCCCCACGATCAATTTTCTCTCTACGAGTAGCATCTGATCTCAAATATTTACCCTGCATAACATTCCAACCACTTTGTGTTGTATGTTCTATTTCGTGTCGCAAAACATCTTTAAGATTCATAGAAACTTCTGAAAGTATATCCGGATATTCAACAGGATCAATTTCAAATCTAATTTCTATGAGTGGTGGACTATCAACTTTAGACGGATCTTTAGCAGAGTCATTAAATGCATCTCCTCCTACACGATAATCATCTAGACCTTCTACCCATTGAACTTTAAGACTTAAAAAAAATTCTAATGGAATATCCAATGCTTCTACTTCTTCAAAATATATCTCGGGTTGTAAATCTCGGCCGCTATCATCTGCTGCAACTATATTTGGTACAGTTTCATTTTCTGTATAATATATTTTATGACCCGCAAATTTTCCGTCTGTAGATTGAGTTGAGGAGTAACTATTTTTAACTACATTTAACAGTTTATTTGATAGCCTTGTAACTAAGCTGTCATATCGACCTTCTATAATTAATTTACTCAATGATATCATAATAAATTTTTTAATTTTATGCGTTTAACTCTATTAATAGATCTATTAATAGATATCCACTCACTTAATTTATTGGTTTGTGTTTTTAAATTGTTAACTTGTTTTGCTATTTGCGTCCTTAATGTTTTTAATCCTGCAGGATCTTTTTTTGACATCGCGTCAAAAAACATTTTAATATCCGCTCGTTCATATCCTAGTATATCAGCAGCATCATCGCTCCATTGGGTATCTACTCCTTTAGCCCAATTTTCTATTTGATTTAATGCAGATAATGTTTTTTGTTTTCCTATTAAATATCCTTTCTGTTTTGTAGTTTTAACCATATGACCTAAAACTTGCGGTGTAATTGCATTAACTTCAAATGGATGGAGATAATATGTATTCCAGAATGTTTTACCTGCATCAGCTGGATCTTTTGAAAGATTGAAACTAGTATATGCTGGTAAATTTTTATCGCTTGGGCTATATCTTGCAGCTAATTTAGGACTAACAAATGAGGGATCTTTAATATGTGCAAGTTCATGAACAATAATACTTTCAATTTCGGCTTCTGAACGTTGTTTAACAAAATTAACATCGAATATTATTTTATTTTCAGGAAATCCGTAATGTTTAGGTGTAGCCCAAGCTCTTGTATATCCTCGTTTCCACATATCTGGGTAGTCTTTTTTTACGTCTATGACTTCCATTGTTACATCTACTAATTGATTTTTTGGTGTTTTTGATACAAATTTTGTCTTCATTAAACCTTTACTTTTGGCTGCTTTGGCTAATAAATCTGCTATTTCTAGGTCGGCAGCTGAAAATTTAATACCTTGGGTTATTGCGTATTTTGGATTTATTGATTTTCTTGATAAATCTAATACATCATCAAATTTATATGTTCTGTTTAATACTTTAGATTTAATAGTAGCAATCTCTGTTGGACTTAGAGTTTTTAACCATTTATTGATACCTTTATCAGCATGTAATTGTTTCATTACTGACAATGGTAATGCCAATTCTTTTTTGATTATATTTTGGTTTTTTAATAATTCATTTATTATTACCTGCTCTTTAGGTGTTAACTGTTGTTTATTTACAATTTTCCTAGCTAGTTTAGCAGCTACGTTAGCTGTTAATTTTTTAACAATTGGTATTCGTTTTACAATAGCACCAACACCTGGTAATAATCCGAATATTGCAGCTAGTCCTGCAGCCTGCTTATTGTCTTGTTTATAATATGCATATGAATCTATTAACATAAATCCAGAACTTACTAACAATCCAATAATTGGTATAAATGCAGTTGCAAATGCCAATCCCTCCAATATTTCATGTGGCATCATTGTTAACATTTTTATAGGAGCTAGATCTTTATAGCTAAGTCCTTTACTTAATTCTTTTTTAAGTTCAGGTGATGTCCACTTTTCGCCGCCTCTCCCAAACTCAGATCGATATTCACTAAAAACTTTATCGCCATATGGATATACAGTCCATGCATATGATGATGGAGATGATATATTCATTAAATGATCTAATACAACTTTATTTTGATTAAAATTATCTAAAAAACTTACTAAATATTCTCCAAGTCCCCTACCATCTGTTAATTTAATTAGCTGTTGTTCTACCTGTTCTAATTGAGTTTCATTTTTTATAGACTTTACTGCATTGATTGCATCAGATTCATTATCATATGTATAACCCTTTGCATAATAAATTTTATTAGCAATTTTTTTAGCGTTAAACTTTGTAGACTGTTCTTTTATTATGTTACTGAGCTTCATCATAGTACACTAATAAATATCACTCAAGTAAATTATAGTTCCAATAACGTTCCTTGTCTTGATTATAAGGATTACCACTTTGTTGATAGTAACAATTAATACAAAGCATCTGTAAATTCTCTATGCAATGATTGGTTATATCACCATCGATATGATCTAATCGAAGTGGTACAGTGTCATCGGTTATTCGACGTTCTGCATACCCACAACTGTTACATGACTCTGGAAGAATAGCAAGTGCTAAAAGTCTATTGCGAAGTTTCCATACAGGATACTTAGGATGTTTACCTGTTAATATATTGTCTATAGAATATATTCCTTTATTGGCTTTTACTACATCTTTTGGTATTCCAACACCAAATTGATTTTTATGAAGCTCATACAATGTTTTATCAGTGTCTCGATCAATATACATCTTAGCATATTTTTTATATGAAGTAAATGATATTTTCAAGAAGCGAGCTGCTGCAGCATTGGACTTTGTGTTTTCCATTGCATAGCGAATGTCTGTTTCAGGGACATTTAACGCAGTTCGACCTTGACCATATACGTACTTATATTCACTCATTAATATACTTTACGCTTCTTTAAAAATTCTACAGTATCTCGTACTGACGTTTTAGTTTTATATAAATCTTGTAATTCTACTTGTAAATTAGATGTTAAATCTTTAAATGTTCTAGAATAAACTCCACTACGAGTTTGAACTTTGTCTATCCAATATGAATATACCGGGTATAAATCATTGAATTGATCTGTTGCTGTTCTATTTTCTACATGTTCAATCTGATCTTTTAGTGGCCATAAGTGAAATGGAACATTTGGATCCTTTCGTCGACCTGGTAATTGTTCGGTATGTTTATTTCTACGTTCATTTCTTGTTATGAACTTGTCCATTAAATTTGCGGATCTGTCTTTTGGTGACTCACCAGAGTGTGCTGCTTTCTTACCCATCGATTGGTTTATTTTTATTTGTTAATATAACTATTTGTTTCCAAACATCTTCGGCTCGGTATATATATTTTTTAAATTTTACGATATCCTGTTGTTTTCTTACAATCTGTGCCTTCTTTAGTGTTCGGTGATACTTGGCATGAAGAATTCCTATTCGTATTTTTCTTAAATATTTAAACATTTCGTTGTTGTTTTTTCATTGTAACTGTTAACCCAGCTTCTATTAAATGATCTTTTATATTAGAACATATGTTATACTTGTCTACAACAATTGAACATCGTTTTGTATTATGTGTTAGCAAAGCACATTGATTTGCTTGATATTCATTGTGACCACAAATTTCAACTAAACATGTTATAACATGATCAAAACTAATTGTTTGATCGTTGTGGAGTATTAATTCCCACGTTCCTCGTTTAGTTAATTTCTTCTTGGACATCTCGTATAATTGCACATTGTTCATATAACTCTAACTCTTCTGCATATTGCAATGATTCTGATAGAAACTTATTTTTACGTGTATTATCCCATCTATTCGGCCATTCCCAATTATCAGTTTTCATATGATTAATTGATTGAATAAATAATTGTTCTACGTAATTCATTGTTTTATAACTGCCTGTATACATATTAATATAATAGTAAATATATTGAAAATAACCAAATATTATCTAAGTTTAAGCTTCTGGCCAGGCTTAATAGGCGTATCTATGTTTATTCCATTTGCTTTGGCAATAGTTAACATTGTTATACCTTTTGGTTGCTTTGATGCAATTGATGATAACGTGTCACCGTCTTGAACTATATATACCTTAAGACTGTCAGCATAATATTTAAATTTACCATAATTCCAACCCATTCTGGTTTTAACACCAGGATCGCCTTTTTTATATTCATTGTGATTGATATATTCTTTAGCAGCTTCTTGCCATTTATTTTGTTTCATTAATTTTACAGTGTTGTGTGTTACTATTAATTCCCCACGAAACATTGCATTAACTAATGCTTGTTGTACATATCTTGGTAAAGAGTTAATGTCAATACCCAATAGATTTTTAATTTTATATATTGCTTTATCTATATCGTCTTTTAAAAGATTTGTTGCATATTTTTCTGTAATACCTTTGCTAAAATCTTCTCCAGATTGTATCTTATGGCCATATGCAATAGTTTTTGCTCCGCCTTCTACACTCTTATGTGGATACCATAATTTCTTTTTACTGTTCCATCCTGACATTACTGAGTTTTCAAATTGTTTCATTAACTTAAGAAAACTACCAGTAGCGATAATTGATTCATTTAATATATTACTAAGTCGTATCATTTCTTTCCTGCTTTCATATTAGCACACCAATGGTACATTTTGCCTCGTTCACCACCATATTTTTTAGCTTTGGCCCGTAAACTACTTACAGAGCCTTTACAACTAGCACCAGAGCGTTTAACTCTACCTGGTCTGCTTTTTCCTTTAACCTTTTTATCAGCAAAATTTTCTGTTACATCTCTGTAATTAAGGCCTGGAGGGAATGTCCCCATTTTTCTTTTAGCTGCAGCTTTAGTCTTATACGGTCCAAATTCTTGTGTTATACCTGGAGAAAATGGATTATCTTGTCTATAATAATATTTATCTCCTCGTTTTTCTATAGCACGATATCTGTTGCTACTCGGATTACCAAATCCTGACGAAGCTGGAGTACCACTTATTGTTTCTTTTACCTTTTTATATCCAGATCCATATGGTGCTGCTTTACCATCATGATTAGGCGCAATGCTTTCAGATTTTCTCATTCTTTGAGTTTTCTCTTTAGACGCAGCTTTCTTCTTTTTAATATATTCAAATGCAGAACGTAAACGTTTTTTCTTTTCAGGATCTTTTGTACGATCAACTGCTGCACGTAATCTTTGATGTATAAGATTTATAATTTGTGATTGACGTTTATGAGATTTGTTTTTAAAACTAGATTTATTTAAAGTGTCAACAACATCTTGTTTAGTTTTAAACTTTACCGACACAGTGTCGTTTGGATTTTCATCTGTATATAAACGACGACTAGACCCTTTTGGTTTCTTACCAGTTCCCTTTTTAGGATCTTCTTTTAATTGTGGAGTATTATCATGGCCGCATTTATGACATATATATAAATCATCACCACCATCTTTTATTTTCCAAGACCATCCACAGTTATCACATTTAATTGAATTACCAATAATAGCTTCAGTTAATATGTGTTTTAATTTAATCATTTTACTTTTTTGACTTATTGCCCCAATTAGCTGCACCCTTTTTTCTGCATTGAACTAATGCTCCGGATGCATATGCACTAGGCCATACTTTGTATCTGGCTTTAACTTTATGGTAACACGCATCTCGCTTTTTTGTTTTTGATTTTTCATCTAAAACAGATTCTTTTTTTGTTGTGCTAGAAACATTTTTAGCTTTACCACGTCGATTTTTCTTTGGATCTTCTCTTCGTTTTTTACGAACTGCAGCACCTCTTTCTTCTTTAGACATACTAGCCGCAGCTTTTTTTGAAAGACATTTTGGTTTACCTTCGCCTTTCTTTCTATCGCCACACTTACCAATTTTTTCTCCTTTGGTATTGTAACGATCCCATCCGCCTCCAGATGAACTACCTTTTGCACCCGTACCAAACCAAGATCTTAAATCTTCTTCAATCTCATCTTCATACATGATCATTTGATCTTTTTCAGAAAATCCATCATCTGGAAGTTTTGCTTCTTGCTTTACACAATTAGGAACACGCTTTCCGAACATGGTTTTCATGCCCTTCTTTTTATATCCTTTCCAACAACGGGTACCTTTTTCATTTAATGAATCCTCATCAACTATATCTGGTAAGTTTTTATGTTTAGTTGAAGCATATTTATCAACATCTTTCTTTGTCATACTTTTAGCTACTTTACCAGCTTCACCCTTTTTAGGTATATCGCCTTTTTTCATAGCTTTAACTACACCAAAGAATTTTTGCTGTTGTTTAGATACTGACTTTTCCGTTAATAGGTCTTTAAGTTTAATCACAATCTTTCCTCTACTACTTTCCAATCAACAACACGAAAGAAATCATTGATATAAGAACCACGTTTGCTTCGATGTTTTAAGTAATATGCATGTTCCCAAACGTCCATACCTAATATAGGTGTTCTACCCATTCCTGGCTCGAAAGCTGGATTATCTTGATTAGCAGTGCTTTTGATATCTAACTTTCCATTGTTAGCACACAACCAAACCCAACCAGATCCAAATTGATCTAATCCTGATTGTTTAAATTCTTCTTTAAATTCAGTGAAACTACCAAATGAATCATTAATCATTGCCATTAACTTTACACTTGGTGCTTTATAATTAGGAGTCATGTTTTCAAAATATAACAAATGATTTATATATCCTCCGCCATTGTTTCTAATAGCATCTTTTTTATAATGTTTTTTGCATATGTCTATAGCTCGTTCTAATAATCCATGTTTATCTGATGAATATTTAAACTCTTTACATGCAGCATTAAATTTATCAGTGTATCCTTTGAAGTGCTTTTTATAATGTTCTTCCATTGTAGCAGTATCAATAACTGGATTCAATGCAGACAATTTATATACCAATGGAAGTCGTTTAAAGTCTTGTTGCTTTGCTTCCGTTAAAATACTCATTAATTTCATTATTCATCTTCCTTGGGTTTAACAGAAACTAATTTTTCCATTATTTTTTCATATTCTTTATATGTAATATTAGTAGCATCAACTGCTTCTAAGTATCCTTTAAGCCATTGCACAAATTCATGTGCTGTTATTTTTTCGTAATTTGACATTATTTGCCTTTCAACGCGCCTTTCAATACTCCTTTTAAAGTCATATCAGTAGCTTTATTATGCATAGGTCTAGATTCTGCACCTCTTACATAATGAGTCATATAATCTTTTACTTTATTCATGTAATCAGAAGCCAATGTTATTTTAGCTTCTAACCATTCTGGTAAATCATCAGTTTCTTGAATCATATTAGCTATATCCATTGCATCTTCAGCACATTCTATAGCAGAATATTTTGCCATTTTGCCTTCACGTTCTTCGTGTCCACAACCACAATCTTCTTCTAATTCTTTCATTTTTTTCCCTTATAAATAGACCAATTCTTTGTTTTTTCATTCAACCAATCTTGGCGCTTATCACATCCACAATCTTCATCTAGTATCTTTGCAATTCGCTCAGACAATTTGTCTAATCGTGTTGCTGATGTAATTTTTTTTATATCATCACCTAATCCTTTTGACTTCATGTTATAGGGCCTCCTCCAACCCACGCATCACAACTTCTTGCTCCTGCACATTTAAACCAAAAGAATTCACAAAATCCAATATTTGCATTTTTTACTACTGTTTTACCATCATCTCCTATAGCTTTTTCAATTTTAGCTAATGTAGATTTTTTTTGATCAAATGCACCACAATTTGAACATGTTGATTGTTTTGCAGCTTCTGGAGTAGTATTCCAAAGTTCTGCTTTATCTTCCCAAAAAGACTTTGAGCCTTTTTCGTCATCTGGATTAATTGGTCCGTAGCTATACTCTTTAATAGTTAAATTTCTATTTTTTGTATTAAAATCTAATTCAGTGATAGCGTCTTCTGGCTTCTTTTTCTTAGTTTGTTTATCGTTCTTTAATGCAATAGGAGTATTATATCCTGGCCAATCAGATAGCCTTCCTTCTAGGATAGTATCTTTGAGTAATGTTTTTAATGTTTTCATATATTAATAAATATTTACTTAGTAAAGATTATAAAATTTTACTAAACGTTATTTTTCTTTATCGCCCAATTCTGGATGAAATCCTAAATGTACTTTTTTTACTGAATCATCAAATGACTTACCATCACCTTTTAATTCTGCAGGAACTATATTTGTTGGATCTTTATACCAATATTGAACATCATACCCTCCAGATTTCTTCCATGTTACTATTAGTCCTCTATCATATTCATCACTTTCAGCATGTAATATTATTTTTTGACCTTGTGGTAATTTTAAATCAGATGTTATTGACTTATCCTTTTTGGAATGTTTATCTTCACTAACAGTGTCTTTACCACCTTGTTGTTCAAACTCAGTAAGTCCATTTTTTGATAAATAGGAACGACTCCATCGTTTAGGAGCAGTTGACTGTTCCCAACCTTTTAATATATTTTTTAGTTTCATCATTTTTTATATCCCGTTTGTTTTAACATATTAGCTAATTCTTGACTACGACCTGAACCAATACCTTTTGTAGGCGTTTTACCCGGTCCTTTTTTAAAATCAGTCTTGTGATGATGTCCTGTTCCCCATGGGCCGCCATAGTCTGCATAATTGTGTTCTTTACCAAATGGTCCAGCAAAGTCTTGTTCAGTCATTACGTTCATGTCAGTGAGACGTATTCTTAATTTTTTTAACAATGTGTTCTGTTCTGGAGTAACAGGTATTTCAAATACTTGTCCTCCCGGGTACCCATAATCATTATCTGGATGCATCATTTTAGTATCACCAGTATCATCAATACCCAAAACTTTGTAGTTAACATTGTTCATTGTTATGTTACCACTAGGTATCATAGTGCACTTACCTGGATGTTTCAATTGACCTTCTGAATCTGCAACGGCATCTGTGTGTTTCATTACACGTTGCCATCCTTCTTTGTCTAATAATTTACGTTTTGTGATATGAGCTGCTAATTCATCTACTACGGTATCATACTGTTCTTCTACAACGGCTTCTACTCGAAGTTGATTCATTGTTATCTCTTTACGTAGTTGTTTAATATGAGCGAGTAACCCTTTATTCCTAATTCGTTTAAAAGCTAAATTTTCTGCAGAATATTCTCCTTCAGCTTCTAATCCAGTTTTACGCATTTTATATAAACGACTTAATATAGTTTTTAATTTATATTCAAGTTTTGGATCGTGTTCATCTAAATTGCTTATCTCATATTCCAATGGAGCTGCTTTGGCTTCTATAATTTCATCATCAATTGATATTACATCCGCATTAGGTTTTTTCAACCATTTGTCTTGCATCAATGAATATTGTCCTACTGAAGAATGAAGTTGTGTGTTTGAATCTTGTGCATATAATTCTATATCCATTCCTTTATATGTTAATGGATAATTATTAAACCATATGCTTTTTTTAGCCATCATGTAATTTTTAACTAAATGCACATTGCTACCAACTGCTCGATGATCAATAATTATATGTAGATCTATATCAGATTTAGCAGTCCAATTATAATTTGCATTACTTCCTATTAGTATTACGTCTAATACTGGAACTTCATCAATTTCTAAAAATTCAAAGAATGCTTTTGCAATTCGAAGAAATTTATGTCTTAGTCCTTTTTTAAGACGATCACCTTCCCATAGTTTAGGATTCAGTGTGCTCTGTGTTTCATATTCTGTTAACATTAGTCTATATCCTCTTCATATGTATATTCTTCTGCACCAATTGGTTCATATTCACTTAAAGCATCGAATTGAAATCCAAATGATCCAGCAAATATTTCTACCTGGTCTTTTGCTCGTCCGGTAAGCTCTCCAACTTGTTCTAATTGTTTAGCTCCAACTGCATATGTTCCAGGCATTGCTGATAGTATTGCCCATTTTGTTAATGGTACTAGTCCAACTTCTTTTAATTGCTCTGGACTATCAAATCCCATTCCAGCACCTGCTAATTGCAATTCATCATAAATTATATCTACATTTTTAGCAAATTGTAATTGAACTCCTTTTGAAAATCCGCCACTTATAATTTCATTTACTTTATTACTTTTATATCCACTCCAAAGTACATTTTCATTTTTTATTGATTGGTTTACTAACGTTTCAGCTAAATTTTTAGAAATTTCAGGAGACTCCTTTCCAAATTTGGTAAAAAATGCTGTAGTACCATCTGTAGATCTAAGCAATGAATCCAAATCTACAATATTTCCTGATGTATATTTTTTTAATGAAGGAGTATCTGCTAAAACTTGTAATACTTTTTTTTGGTCTTTAACTGTTAATCCTTTTATTTGTTTTTGCATTTGGGCAACTACTACATCTCTTTGTTGTTTACTACCAAACTTTGTTAGAAATCCTAATCGATCTGGTCGGGTTAATGTTGTTGCAATAAATCTTTCTTCTGTTGCTATAGCCATCTTTGCTAATTTTTTATCAGGATAAAAAGGAAGTTTCTTTAATCGAGGAAGAAAATTTAACGTCAATGAATTTAAAACTTTTTTAGAAGTTCTAAATAAGCTAAACGATCGTTTGGTTGTATCTTTAACTTTATCTGCTGCTTTTAACCCAATAACTGCATCGTCCCATCCTTTACCTGCTTTAGTAAGTGTGTTAGCAGCATCATCTAAATTTTTAGTAACGGCTCCTGCACCAAAAAACTTTTTTGTTGAATTACTCATTAATGCAGTCTTTTTACCAAACCCGTTAAATGCACTACTTATGTCAGACATTTGATTGACACTTAAACCTCCAGTTTTGTGCAATGATACACCCAGAGATTCTATAGCTTTAGGATCTCCTTTTAACCACCAACGTTTAATTAATCCAGTTGCGCCTGCTTTTGTTAATCCTTTTGCTCCTGCTTTAAGTGCACTTTTAACACCTAAACTAATTACACTTCCTACTACTGGTATTATAGCTATGAGTGATAAAAATCCTTCAAAATATCTACCTCGCCAAAAATAAATACAAGCATTAATGGCATCTAATGCATCACCTATAACGGGAATCAATCCCGCATAATCTAATATTTGTTGAAGTGGATCAAGCCATGATTTATATTCAGCTCCCGGATCAACATCTGCGCCGGCATCGGCTGTCTGATTAAATCTACCTTGTGAGTCTATAGTAGCTAATATTACATTAGAAACAGCAGTTGAAACTATTGCATCTGGATTTTTTGATAATAGTTGTATTTTGTTATTATCATATGCATAGCCAATTGTTTTTTGCTGATTAAAATCATATACAGATCCATCTTCATAAAATTGAAATAAATTTTTATATGATGCTGTTCTCTTACTTCCTTTAATTGTTGATGGATCTATGTTTATTGTTACTTCATAATTAGGAGGTGTTGTACTAGACTTTTCTTTAACAGGAATGCCTTTCTTTTGAAGATTTTTAAAAAACTGTTGAACTTTATCTTTTGGTGCTGGCCATTCATCTGAAGTATTATCTTGTTCCGATAAAACATTTAAATTATTTGTCTTATTAAGATCTTTTTGTTTTTGAGAAAACTCTTCTTTTGCTAATTGCAAATGTTCTTGTACAAGTTGCAATTTAACATTCAATGTTTCTTGCTGTATTAATTTTTTTAAATAGATATTATTCATATACAGATTCCATATTATTTTTATATAAATATAGTTATTTCCAAAAGAGCTGTATAAATATAATTGTAACTGCTAAAGTTAAACATGTAGCTGTTTTCATTGTAATAACTTCACCACGAAATAAATAAGTCATTACGGTAAATATGAGCATTCCAGAAACAAATGAAACAAATCTACCTGGCCAAAAGGCTCCTTCAAATCCAGTTACTGCTAGCTTTGTTGCTTCCATAAAAACATATGTTATAGGAACACCCAAAAACATTAACGCCCAACGCCATTCTTTGGCCCAGGGCCATATGATAGGACCATTTACTTGTATCCAAACAATTCCCTGACCTAGTATAAATAGTAAAGCTGATGTAATTATATATTTTAAATTCATTAATATATTATAAGAAATATATATTAAAATTCAAATGATATACTTTAAAATCCACTCATTTGGATTTCATCTATCTTGCCTTGTACCTGTGATTTAGTAGCTTTCATACTAAATGATATATCTGCTTGGTATCGTTTAACTTCTTTCCCATGATCAAATATAATAATTGTAGGTACAACTACTATTTCATACTTTGTTGCCGATTTTGTATCAGTAGCAATATCACATTTTTTTACCTTAGCATCACTTAAATTATAAATCCATTTTACATTGTTAGCTGAATTCCAACCTGCATTGAAATGTACTATTGTTAAATCACTTCCAATTTTCATTTGGCTAAGTAATGTAAATGGAAGAAAGAATAATAGTATTAATATTAATTTTTTCATAAAAACCTCGGTTTTATCTTAATTGATCAATTTTATTTTCGATTCTATCTAAGTCGTCTTTTAATTCCTCAACGTCTGTTGCTGTATTTTGGATAGTTAAGCGGATGTTCTTATCTTTCATATCGAATTCCATTCTAGTAACATCTGGTGGTGGTGGAACTGGTAGTTCTTTAGCTTCTGCTATGTCTGCTTGTAAAATAAACCACATACTAATAATGGTTGCCATACTAACACCTATACCTGCTAATGTTTTAATACTTACTTTAAATCCTGTGTCTTCGTTTAATTCTTTAGCCATTGCTATCTCCGTTAAAATACTACGTAATTTATTCCTACACTAAAGTCGTGCCAATTACGATTCCAATATTTATTATATTTACCTTCTAAAAATATTCCTAAACTTTTATTAAACTTATATCCAAAAATTAATCCTCCGGAGTAGTCTACCCATTGTCCTTGATTAAATGTATGATATGAAAATTCATTTCCTGTCTTTATATGATACGGCATTATATTACCCCATGAGTGAATCCAAAATTCTTTTGTATAATGATAAAAATCAAAGCCTAATACAAAAGAGTATTCAATTTGAGAAGATAATTCATTTCTTTTCTTTTCTGTGTAATCTGATAACATAGAAGGAATAGCTACCGCTTCCCATACTTCTGTACTTGTTGCAACTGAATTACCATTAGGATCAAAATATTCAATAGCACCACTACCATCAAACTCAACTCTATATCCTTCTTGTATAGCTAAGTCAGTGTAATGTAAGTTACCATTAGATAACATCCACTCTTCTAAAGGATTATATCCATATGGTTCCGAAAGTCGTTGTACAGCTCCTATATTCAAAGAAAACTTACCTTGTTTATCTATTTTTTGTCTGTATCTCTGAGATGCTTCAAAGTATTCTATATCAGCAAACCCATCTTGAAGATATTCTACTTTAGCTATCCAACGATCAGCTACATATCGTAAGAAGTGATGTTGATTCAGGAAGTTAGTTCCTTGCTGTCTAGTATAATCAGCTTCAAATAAAAATTCAAATCCTTTTATTTTACCTATAGTAGCAGCATCAGAGTATGACTTTTCTGTACCATCATAAAATACATTAGCTCTATTTTCATATCCTAGTCTTGCAATCTTTCTTATACCTAATGCAATTGAAAAATCAAAAGGAGTTTTAATAGTGCTCGTCTCTAATCCGTTTGTAACTGAATACACATCTACATCTGATATAGAGTTACCTCCATTAACGGCTCCATATACCGTTGCAAATTTAAACGTCTTTTTTAACGTTCTTTTAAATTTACCTTGCTCTTGTGCATTAATATTTAAAACGTTTAATGCAAATAATAATATTAATAACTTTTTCATTGTTTTATTATTCTTTTACTATATTGTTTATTTTCATATGAAATAGTCATATTATAGACTCCTGCAGTTAATTTTGATAAATCAATTCGCATTGTGTTATTTTCTGGTCTAACTATTTCAGATATAACTCTCCCCATCATATCAAGTACTTGTACTTCTATATCTAAATGAGTGTCTATAAATAATATGTTATTAGTAGGATTAGGATATACTATAATACCTAAAGCTGAGGCATCGTCTAAACCTGCAGGCCATCCGTTTTGACAATAATTATACATTGACTGACAGCTAGCATCCCAATCAGTACTACAACAATATTCATCTACATCTATTACCCATGCAAAGCATCCATCATTTAACCAATAAGGCAATCCTTCTCCTTGATAACATCCCGCATCATATAAACAGGCTGTTGAATCAGTTACATTTGCTGTTGGATCATAATTAGTAGCTGATACATCCGTACATCCTATAACTGGTAGTATACAATTTCCATTAGTTGTATTGGCTAATGGATCATAATTTAAAGCAGTTGAGTCTGTACATCCAAATATAACTTCTATACAACTTCCATTGTCTATATTTGCTAATAGATTATAATTAAATGATGTTATATCCATACAACCATATACTATCTCTATACACGATCCATTATCTGTATTAGCCAAAGGATCATAATTAAATGAGTTAGGGTCTGTACAACCCGGTATTGGGTAGATACATCCACTATTAACAGTTGCATTAGGATTATAATTTAATGCTATTATATCCGTGCATCCTATATAATAACATGAACCATCATCTGTATTTGCTGTAACGTTATAATTATCTGCTGTTGCGTCCATACATCCCGTTATAATTGATACACAACTATTATCATCTACATTAGCATTAGAATCATAATTAAATGCTAAATCATTTGTACATCCTTCTACTATTGCAACGCAACTTCCATCGTCTGTGTTAGCATTAAGGTTATAATTAAATGACGTTGAATCCATACACCCCAAAACTGTTGGTATACAATATGTTCCACAGAATGGTAATGCGGTGTATTTTGTAAAGAATGGTGCTTTAAATCCTTGTAATGCACCTTGACCATTATTAGCAAATGGGTTAATTCCTTCATACATTAACTCAACACCATTTGCATTTGTTAATTTGAATGAATTATGCCAAGTTTGAAATTGTACTTCTTGTGGTGGCTGCTGCGGTCCTCCTACTTCAAAATAAAATACTTCTACTAGAATACCTGGATCTAATAATATGTTAAATGTTTGTTGATATGTACCCGGTCCCATTGTATATGTTCCTAAGTCTATACCATTTTGATATACACCGATATATGAGTTACCCCATCCGTCACCACCAGCATCAAATATTTCTAATGTGTAATTACAATCTGGCACTAAGTCCATTATGGTAGCTGCAGGATCATAATTAAATGCTGCAGGATCTATACAACCATATATGTGTAAGATACTACATGATCCATCATCTACTGTTGCTAATGGATCAAATTCTTGATAATCATCATTTGTACATCCTAATATATCTGAAATTATAATACAAGGTGTTGCTGTCTGTGGTCCTGAGTATAATACCTCCCCAAAGCCTGGATTGTCCATATACCAAATAGTATCTCCCGAACAATTGTAAATAACAATTGTACCATCCATTGTTCCACCAGATGTAGAACCTGCCATCCCATCACCATACTCATCATTAACTATCAATTCAAATCCAGCATTCTGATCTACGCAAAAGTTATAAGTATATGTTTGACCTATGTCATTAAAGTCATACTCACCCATTGTAGCTTCTCCTATAACACCTAGACTATTCATTATCCAAGACGTTTCACTAGGCCAATTATCAAATGTAATTTCCATTGTTATCTGATATTGAGTTGATGTATCACAAGTTGTACCAGCACATGAACCATCATCATTAGTTGCCCATGGATTATAAGATTCTTGTGTAGGATCTGTACAGCCATCAATGCATGGGGTTGGAGTGTAAGCAATAGTATCAGATAATGTACCATCTGCAAACTCTACTTGTAAATAATGTTCTACACTCCAATTAGGTGGCATCTGACCATTACCTGCATTAACCGCAAAGTTAGTTGCATCTGGTCCAACATTATATTGATATGGTCCAACACCTTCTTCATTGGTATACCATACCTTAACAATTTCACATGAAGGGTTATACTGCCCTAACGTCCACTCAAATGTAATTAATGCCTGGCCTCCTGGATAGCAATTTTGATATGCATTAGACGACAAAATCCCGTCACATGCAGGGTAGGTACAAGTACTATTTTCTACGAATGCGTTGGGATCATAATTAAGTGCATTTGGATCTGTACAACCTGGTATAGGTGGGGCACAAGGTGCAATAGTTAATGTATCTGTATACAATGATCCAAAGTCTCCAGCAACAAATGATATAGTATCTTGACAATTATTTTGTATTAAGAATGACCCATCAGTTCCACCAAATAGACTAGCACCTAAACCATCACCAAAAACATCATATAAATTAAATGTGTAAGTTCCAGCATCTAAATTTATTATAGTATCTAAAAGTGAATTTATTATATAATTAGAATCACTCTCTACTACTACCGATCCATATCCATCTAACACTTCCCAACTAATCTCTGATGGATAATTGTCCGATAAGTATTGAATGTTTATCCAACTATTCTGTGCGGTTAGCATTGTTGGTAGAAATGCTAATAAAAATAATAACTTTTTCATATTTATTTTAGTTTTCGTCTGATTGTTTAGATTTAAATATTTTCCCTGCTTCAGCAATACCAAAACTTCCTAAGGTTATCCATAAGAATGAGTTATAAATAAAGTCGTTAATTACTAAGTCAGTACCAGTCCAACCAGTTACTACATCAGCAACAGCAAATATTACCATTACTGCAAATGATGCAAATCCTACTACGCTTTTTTCGTTGATGTCATTGTCATCTTTAAAGATGTTTCCAAATGCCATAATTTTACTTTTTAAATTTAGAAGTAACTTGTTCATAATATAAAAACTTTTTGTTTGTTTATAATTGTTTTAACATTTCTACTAATTCAGGTTGAGGAAAACAATCAAATTTGTCTTTCCTAACATTTGTATGTGTCCATAAACCAAATTGTTTGGCATTATAAGCATCTGTGTTGAACTCAAATGCATCTGCTGGATCAACGCCTTCTTTAAGTAATTTGGGAAGTCCATTGACTAAATCCATTTTAGGATAAATATCACGTAGGTGAAGAATTAATAGACGTAAACTTTCAATTTGTTTATCCGAATATGCGTGCCAATATCTTTTACCTCTAAACTCATATCCTAGATCGCATACAAATTCTTCTTTAACTTCGGTGTTAACGTATGTATAATACTTATCTCCTTTCTTAGTTAAGTATCCAAAGTTATTAAGCTCTACACCTCCTGAAAATTTAGATATAGCAAACTTACCTACTTTACCTAAATGCCATCCTAAATAGTTATTAGGAAAACATTCTACTACTACACCATCATGTTTAGCTTCTTTACCTTTAACATTAGAACCTCCAATACAATATTGAGTAGCTACTCTACCACGTTTATCATTGTTCCAGTTTCTGATAGTAGCATATGGATTATCCCATCCTGCTGTATGATGAATAAAAAATCCTAATGGTTCTATTTTACCGTAGTCTCTTACATACTCATCTTTGTCTAAGTATTGGCGATCAATAACTAATCCATCTTTTGTTGTATATTCTGTTTCTGCAGCTGCCTCAAATGAATCAGTGTCTATTCCAATAGCTTCCCATGTTCCTGGGCCAACTAATCCGTCAACTGCTAATCCATTATCTTTTTGAAATTTCTTTACTGCTGCTTCTGTGCCAGAACCAAATACGCCGTCCGATCCTATACTTAAAGCCGTCTGTAACTGCTTTACTTCTTCGCCTCTAGAGCCTTTTTTCAATAACATATTTTACCTTTTAATAATAAATATGTAATGTTAAAGATTCCTGTAAATTTATTAAGATTATTCTGTTATAACTGCACGACCTTCTTAGATTTGCCAATCTTTATGTTGTCCTACTATTCCTATTTTTTGCATAACTTATAATCTTTTTGTTTTTTTGTAGGATACCATCCCCATTTATATTTAAAATAATCGTGACATAATATTTCTAGCTGTTGCTTCTTTTTCTTTTCTTGAGCTGTTGCTTCTGTACCAATAGATACAAAGTGATAAAAATGACACTTATGCGTTCTAACTAAATCAAATCCAGCTAAATCACACTTATGGAAAAACTCCCAATCAACAACCCACGCACCAGGATACGACTCATCCCACCCGCCTACTGTTAAGTAATCTTGTTTTGACATAAAAAATGGAAGTGTAGAACCTTTAGATGTTAATTTATCTTGAGAAAGTTTATTAGCTAATTCATAAAATGCATCTTTGTGAAACACATCAGGTGCACCAAAATCCATAATAACAAACTCATCAAATATACTCGGATTGGGTTCTATTTGATTAGGTGTTACAACTCTACCTTTTTTATATGTAGATAATAATTGAACATCCCAGTTTGGCGGAAACACATTATCATCGTTAACAATTAATATTTTATCAAATTCTGCGTTATATACACCTAAATTTGTAGCTTTACATAAACCTTGGTTGTCCTCTAGATCAAGTATACTAATTTTATCTTTATATGTATCTAACACACTTCTGTTTAAGTCGTAAAATCCATCAACTACAACGATAATTTGATTATCATGAGTTTGATTTGATATTGCAGACTGTATACATATCTCTAATGCTTCTGGAGCTTTATATGTTGGAATTATTACACTAATCATACTTTACTCCAATCAGTTAATGGTGATAACCATGCAGTTTCGCCGTGTGTTGCATAGCCTGGTAAGGGTGTTATTAACAGTTCATTGTTATCTCTTAGCTCTAAAAACATTTGAAAGTCGTTTGGATGTGTTTCTGATGTCCATTTTCTTAAAATTGACTCAACTCTTTTAAGAGTACTAACTTTAGCTGCAAATGTCATGGTTGTTGAATTTGTAACTTTCCAATGACATGAATCTGTAAGATACACTCTAGTATCTTCCCCACCACCTTCGCAATATGGGTTACCGCCTCTCAACGGATCTAAGTACTTATCAGGGTGATCATAAAGAGAAACAAATGATGCACCTAAACTAAATCCTTCATTAATAATATCAGATGACTCTTTTTTATGAATATAATCATTTTCTACAAAATAAACTATCTCATCATCATCATACGTTAAAGCTATATCTAACGCTAAATTAAATGTTCCTGCACCATGGCCAACACTAACATGTTTAATAGAAACTTCGTGTTGTTGAATCATTTCTCTTGTATTATCTGAAATATTATCAGCCATAACTAATATATCATGATCTTGAAATGTCCATACAAAGTTACTTAAACATTTTTTATTATCTATATATTCTGGTTTTTCTTTTTTATAACCAGTATCTGATATTCTATATATTATTTTCATGTATTAATTTTTCTAATTCGTGTTTTGACATATCTATTGCATTCCTAGATGAGTGCTCTTCATGTAAATTTTTATTCTGTTTTGTTGTGTGTATAAATACAAAGTCATCAACTGTATTTGTATATGGTAGTTCATTTCTACTAATTAATGTTTCGTTAAGTTTTTCACCTGGCCGTTTGCCTATAATCTCCACCTCTTTATCTGACAGATTTTTGGCTAACGATAATAGATTTACATTCTTCATAATCTTACATAATATAAATGATTCTGTCATTTTCATAGCACTTACTATAGATGTATAAACTAATTCAGCTGATTCTTCTTTTGAAAACATTAATCGATTCATCCCTGCATCTGTTAACTTTAATGCATTTCCTTTACTAGCTTGTGATATCCAGAATGGTATAACAGAACCATTACTACCTGCTACATTAGCAAATCTAGTGCAAACAAATTTTGTTTTTTGATTATGATGTTCCATAAACATTTTCTCCATCATCTTTTTTGTATAGCCATACACACTATCAGGATCACAAGCTTTATCTGTACTAATCCCAACTGTTAATGGAACTCCGGCTCGCACACTAGCTTTAATAACATTAAGACTACCTCTAATATTTATTTTTATAGCACTAGTTGGATTTTCCTCTGCTAAATTTATATGCTTTAACGCTGCGGAGTGGATTACTATATCAGGCTTAATTTGCTCAAAAATATTTATTAAATGCTCTAAGTCAAGAATGTCTCCTACATGGCTCTCTACTTTAGGGTAATTTTGTTTTAGTTCTGCAATGTTATTTTCGTTTCTACTAACATTATAAAACTTATATTTACTATAATATTTTTTTATAAACGCCGTACCCACTGTACCGGTACCTCCTGTTATCAATACTCGCTTCATACTATCTCCTCTAAACACTTTATATATTGCTCTGCTGATGTAAATGTAACACCGCCTGCAATATTATTATCTATAAACTCTTTATACTTACCATGCATTACTTGCTCTGTTAAGTTCTTGAATATCTCAACTCTGTTAAGATTAACTAATCCGTAATAATCTTTATAACATCCAATTGCACCACTACCTTTAATCAGTATAGTAGGTATACCTAACTGTATCGGTTTAAATGCTAAGGTAGATGGAGCAGATAATACTAAAGCTGAATCAGCTATCAACTGATCTATGTTATCTGTATTTGCTACAACACTACATTTTAATAAACTGTTAACATACTCTACACTTGCTCTATAATCAGGGTTATCTAATCTTGTCTTTATCTTAACAATAATAGGTAGATTATAATGATTACTTATTTCAACTATACCCGTTTCGTTAATGAATCTTTGATCTAAGTTAACAGAGTATGGTGAAGATCTATTACCTAGAAAGTTAGCTATAAGTAGTATGTGATTATTTCTACGCACCACACTTTTAAGAGTGTCATTTGCTGGAATTCCACCTGTTTTAAAATCCATTTTCACATCATAACTTACACCTAATGCATCATGAGGTGTATCTTCATTACCATGTGAATTACCTATGACCATTATATTTTTATCATTACATTCTTGATATAATGCTGGTATGTTATATTCAGACATACTTCTATTATCATCAAATATTACTTTACTATACATATTGATATCAATATACGAACTCAAATCCGCACTAATAACATCTCCATGATATTTTATACCAGGTCCATTGATAATTTTATCCAAATACTTATTGTATTTGTTTACCATTATTTCACGTTCGTCTATATCACCAATCCACGGTGTCTCATAACTCATTAACCCTATCATAAATAAGTCTACTATATATTTATCTGCTAACATAGGGATAATTGGCCATAGTTTCTCTGCTACTCTATGGTTAGTAAATAGTAATAAAACTCTACTCTTTGACATATCTTTTCTCTCTAGGTAATGTTGCAAATTCATCACTCAATTGCAAGTTTCTATTTTTATAGTAGTGTGCAACAAATGTTTTATTGATAGCGTTAACACGTATATCTGGCTGCTTCCATAATCCGTACATCATAGGTTGCATATCTTCTGTATTCCAATCTGCTACCTCTTTGAACCACCACTCATTAAGTTTAATAATGTTGTCTGTATTTCTTCTGAATAATATACCATTTTCATACATTCCTATATCACGTGGATAACCATTGTCTTCATACCTCTTCACCTGATTAATTAGTGACTCTTGGCTATCTCTCAAAGGAACTCTCTTTAATCCACCTTCATATGTTTCTTGATATAAACAATTCCTATCACAGTGTTTATGAACAGCTAGATCATACTCACCTAAGTAATGTTCAAATAAAGATCTTACATCATATTTGAAATATATCTGGTGATCCATCCATAACCAGGCATCGTATCCTGGTAGTAATTCTTGTGGAGATGTTTTACACTTTCTTGCAGTCCATCTACCATCTCTCCACACATCCATCTGCCTAACATCCCAGAAGTCAGATTTTAAATATTTACTATTTGTAAAGCATACATAATCCACACCCTCTTTAGGATGATTATAAGGTATTATGTCACCGTATAAGTAATCAGGATCATCTGTAAATAACGCTGTATAAACTACTAACTTCTCCATATTACCCTATTCCTTTCCATGTTGCTCCATTAGGAGTCCAATAATGATTACATTTTTGACTACCATCATATAGATAAGTATAATTTTTACTTACCATATCTATAGCCCAATATCTATCTTCTTTACCTTGAAGTGTTTCGTCAAATGGATTATCTAATAACGTTTGTTTATTATAAAAACAAAATGCATTATGTAAAAAGTGACGATCTTCAATTTCTGAGTATAAATTTTGTTTGCGACCATTACCAAAATGACTCCAAATATATCTTTTCGTAATTTTTTTTCCTCTATATATAGGAGTTTGATTACCAAATACTGCGGAATGATATTTTAAATCTTCTTGTATACATCCATAATCTATATTTGTAATTTGTGCATGTGCTGATAAAATTAATATAGTTTCATATGTACAATGTTTGACACCTTCATTTAAAGCTGCACCAGGGCTATAATCATCAATAGTTACTATTTTTAACTGTTGTTTAAGTGTTGGTCTAAACATACTAACAACTTCGATTGAATTATCTGTTGAGTTATTATCAACAATTATAATTTCAGGTTTATTAAAATGATCTAGTACGGATTGTATAGCAAATCCTATATATTGCTCTTCATTCCTATTTCTTATAATAACACTAATCCTATCCATTAAATCTCCCTTCATAATTTTTTCTTGAATCTTCTTCAAAGCTTTGAAATCCATCTCCATGAGATATAAACATATCTTCTCTTATTTTTATATAGTCTGTTAAATCTTTCATTTGATGTGGTAGTATAGCAAACTTATTATCTCTACCAGGTAAGTCGTTATCTATCGTAAAGTGCTTCTCAATTACTTCGGCGCCTTCTCCTATAGCAACTTTAGCAGATTCGACTCCTTGAATATGATCTGAATAACCTATATTACTATTAGTTATTTTCATTAGATTTTTCATTTTTAAAATATTAGCTTGCCTAGGGTCACATGGATAAGTTGATACACAATGCATAAGAACCCATTCTGCGTCCCCTCTTAACATCTCACTCTGTTTTATTTCTTTTAAAGTTGATGTACCTGTTGACATAAATACAGTTTTAAAATGCAAATTGCAAAATAAAATCAAATCATGATTTCTTGATTCAAAACTTGGTATTTTAACTTCTTTACAACCCAACTCAACTAATAGTTTTGCATCAGCAATACTAAATACACTTGACAAGAACTTAATTCCTATTTTATTACAATAATTAATTAATTCAATATGATCTTCTTTTGATAATTCTGCTTTTTCATAAATTTGTCGTCTACCATCATCATCCCAACTTCCTGACTTTAATCTATTTACTGACCAAGTTTGATATTTAGCGTATGTAGCTCCACTATCTTTAGCTGCCTTTGCCATATCTTTTGCTAGTTGCATATCACCACAATGATTCCATCCTATTTCTGCTATAACTTTTATCATTTATTGTATTCTTTTAATTTTTCTATAAATGTTTGTACTTGTGTATCTAATGCATTATATAATGCGTTAGCTATATGAGGTGATATAAAAACATTATCTAGTTTAAGTAAACGATTATCATATTTAATAGGTTCATTTTGTACAACATCCAAAAAAGCTCCTCGTATTTGTTTAGTTGTTAATGCATTAAATAAGTCATCTTCGTTTATAGTTTCTCCACGTCCTATATTTAAAATATATGAATTTTTATTCATTTTTCCAAATGTTTCTGTGGTAAAGTAGTTAATAGTTTCATGTGATAGCGGAAGTGTATTTATAACAAAATCATAAGGTAATTCTTTAAGATTGGTTATATGAGTATGTCTATCCAAATTTGTTATTTTCATTCCTAATGCAGATAATAATCGATCGATCTCTTTTCCAATACGACCATATCCTACTATTAAACATGATATTTGATTAAATGGTTTAATATAATCAATATTTTTATCAAATTCCAATCTATTATTTGACATTCTATCTAAACCTCGTAGTAAATGTAAAACTCCTGCAACAGCATACTCTGCAACACCATTTGAACTATTAGGAGTGTTTGTCACTAATATATCATCTGGTAAATTAAATTTACCTGTACCTGTTTTAGAAAGATGTACCCATTTTAAATGAGGCATTACTTCAAGATGTTGTTGTGTTATTTTATCGCCCCAATATACTTCTGCATTCGGATTAATAATTGTAGTAATTTTAACATCACATTGGCTTTCAACCATATGAATCATTTCATCAGTTAATGTATAATTTTTGGTTCTATTACATAGATCAGTGTATACAATCATAACTTAAAGTTTTTTGATTTATTTAACATATACTTATCTTTGACTTTATCTGAGATATATATTCCAATACCAATATTCTCGGATTGTATTTCATCGTTTATCTGAAGCTCCATCATGGGTACTTCTAAATAAGATACATCAAACGCTTTTGCAAAATGTTTATTAGCATTAATTGCTACTTGACTACCCCATACATGCATTGCTGTGTTATTTTTTCCATATGTATTAACAATAGCTGCACAATCTCTAATACCGCCACTGTTTGTTACATCTGGTTGTATAATATCAACAGCATGGATATCTTTATATAAATTAAATTCTAACATTTGATTTAATGCTTCTCCGCCGGCAATAGAGATATTACTTTTACTACGTAGACGTGCATATGTATAAGCATCTGTTGGTATAAATGGTTCTTCCAACCAGTAAGTATCAAACATTTCAAGCTCATTAGTCCATTTTAGTGCGGTTTCAAAATCCCACTTTGTTGGATTTGTACCCATAATTGCATCTACCATTAATGTATGAGAACCTAAACACTCTCTGGCTATCGATAATCGTTGTAAGTCAATATCTTTATCCTGTAAACCAATTCTCATTTTATATGATGTATAACCTTTGTCAAGAATCATTTTTACATCTTGCTCTATCTGCTCTGGCGTAAATACAGCTGATCCGTTGCTGGCATATTCAGGTATTTCGTTATCACCACCTAAATACTCATATAACGGAACACCTTGTGCTTTACTTATAATATCATGTAATGCAATATCAATGCCACTCGATATACATTTAATTAAACCACTCCGTCCAATGTACGGTATATTATTTAATACATCTATACTACTCACTTCTGAGCCAATTAAATAGGATTCTAAGTATTTTACTGTTGGTTCAATTAATTCTGCACAATATACACCGGCATATGTTTCGCCAAATCCTACCATACCACATTCAGTATGTACCTCTACAATACCAATATTCTTCGTATCACTTTGATATCCATAATATGTATGACCACCTTTTACCGGTGATGATAATCCGTATCCTATAACTTTACTTATTTTCATTTTCTAATATAAACTTTGCTAACATTAAATCTCTAGGTTCATCAATGTTAATAGTTCTTTCTTGAGACATAATATATGGTCTAGTTATAGGACCTAATCTTCGCTCTTTAATGTTAATTTGTTCCCATTTCATAGCATATATTGATCCATTTCTTACATACGCTGGTGGTTGTAGATCTTGTCTTCTTTGGCCAGGAATATCTGGATCTTCCTCAGGATTTAATCCTATTAATACATCATCTACAATATACTTTACTCTAGAAGGATGATTGTCCCATATTCTTACAACTGATACAACTGAATCGGCTTTTGTAGAATCTAGTTTATCTATAACTCCATCTATATCTTCTACTGTTTTAAGTGGATTAGTACACATAATTTCTATAACATAATCATATGTATTTAGTGTGCTGTTTAACACTTCTAATAATCCATCTGCAGAAGTTTGGGTATCAGCTACTTTTTTTCTTTTAAAACATTCTATTTTATTATTTAAACATACCTGTTCAATATCAACATCATCGGTTGCAACGATATATCTATCTATATATTTACTTTTGATAACTTCATCAGTAGTATAAGATAACAATGGTTTATCATTAATTGAAACAATATTTTTTTTAATAATTCCTCTACTGCCTCCACGAGCAAGTGTAATAGCTAAAACTGTTTTTCTGTTTATCATAAGTCAAAGCTTTTAAGTGGTCCGTTGATTGGATCATGATGATAAAAATTCCATAACAATGTATCTTGATAACTCTCTTTAACAGCTTCAAAGGAATTCCTATCTCCGTAATTAAATCCCCACCTATTCTCCCACACTTCATGATGGTTAAATTTACTAAAATAATGCTCACGTGTCTTTACATCACCAATTGGTGAATTCTCAGGTATACCATATGGTGTTTTTGTGTTCTGATCGTGGGCTAGACAAAATTGGGGTAACACAATATTATATACGTTTTTGTTTAAAAATTGGAAAGCTATATCATCCCATGAATGGAACATATGATATTCTGATGTAGGTATTATATGTTTTTGATATTGTGCAATATTTATCACACCAACAGTCCACATAATTGATTCAACAGCATATGGCTTATTCCACTTATCATCATACCTTACACGTGTCTTGGGCCAATATTTATTACTTCTGTAATATAAATCTCCAGGCTCTAGTGGTGTTCTAGCTGTTGTTCGTAAAGGTGTATTGTCACCATCATAATCCTTAATCTCATAACTATCATGTAATATATTAAACCCAATTGTTCCAAAATTACTTAAATCTGTTTCTGTAAGATATGTATTGAGTTTATTAAAGAAGTCAGGCGTTTTAGGATAACAGTCATGTGAAAAGTATAGTATATATTCAATACCACGCTTTTTATAATAATTACTTGCTGTCTCTAGATTCCACAACATACCTCGTTGATCTCTGTCCATGTATAATACATCTTGCTCTTTGCATATTTGCTTACCTAACTTTTTCTGCTCAGGGGTTGAATCTTCATCAATGCTAATTATTTCATATCCGTCTGTATTTACCTGACTACACCAGTTACCAAGTAGTTGATAATTATTTCTACTTGTAAAAACTATTCCAATTTTTTTAACCATGTTTACTCTTTTTATAATATTCTAGCCAATAATCAACCATTTCTTCCATCATTTCTTTAAATGTATATTTAGGTTTCCATCCTATCTCATTTCTAATTTTTGTAGAATCACCTCTTAAGTAAGGCAGCTCTTCAGGTCTTAAAAATTTAGGGTTTTGTACAACGTAATCTTTATAATTTAAATTTAAATAATCAAAAACTAATTCACACATTTCTCTAACTGAATGTGTTTCCATGGTTGATACAATCCAATCGCCAGGCTTATCATGTTGCACCATTAAATGCATAGCCCTAACATAATCCCATGAATGTCCCCAGTCTCTATATGAATCCATATTACCTAACTCTAATTTATCTTGTAACCCTAACTTTATTTTAGCAGCTGCTTTTACAACTTTATTTGTTACAAAATTACTACCTCTTCGGGGAGACTCATGATTAAAAAGTATACCATTAGTTGCATGTAATCCATATGCTCTTCTATAATTTCTAACAATATTATAACCAAACACTTTCGAACATCCATATGGAGATACAGGATTCATAAGAGTTGTTTCTCTTTGAAAGTTATCTTCTTCAACAGAAAGACCAAACATCTCAGAACTACTTGCTTGATAAAATTTTGCAGTTGGGCAT